ATGATGAGGGGGTGAGGCATGGAACGAAGTTCGTCGACACTCTTACCCGTGACGGAGCTGACCCTCTTAATGGGGTCGTCGGTGGTCTCCAAGACTTGAAGGTGACGGAGTTTAAGGTCGAGGTAATTGGCCGGAAGACGTAGCTTCATATTGTTACAAGTTTGAAAGGTTATATTCCTCAAGTTACCCGAGGGCGTACCGCCCGAAATTCGGGTTGGTTTGATTCCAGGTTATGGCGTACCGACTCGCATCGATGAAGTGGTCGAAACCATTGGACAACGGCTCGTTGAGTTGCCGGCCGTTCTTGTCCTCTTTGTATTTGTAGTTTCGTAGTTCTTTGATTCCGTTCACGCTTCGCTCGGTGATGAGCAAAGGACGAGAGCGAAGGAAGTCGATTCCGGCGCGTACCGAGTCGGGGCCTTTTCTTGCCGGGTGGATATTGAAGCCGTGGCCGTGTATCTCGTCGATGCTTTTGGGCTCGGCGGAGTCCGCCACGATCATTGCCTTACCTATCTCCTCGTTTCGTAATGTCTGAGCGATGGCGGCATTTGTGAGACCGGTGGCGTAACACACCTCATCCAAACAAAACCCGTGTCCGTCGGTGTAGACTTTGACTATCGCGGTGGGGTCGTTGGTATATCCAAAGTCGAGCCCGAGGTTGAGGAGTGTCCAACCTTCGGGGACTTGTGGAACCGCTTTCCAATGAGTGAGAATTGTGGAGCGTGAGACACCACGTTCGCCGAGACCATAAACCCGCCAATAATCCGGGTCCGCCTCTTGGAGTCGTTCAATCTCTTGTATGGTTGACTCGGGTAGGAATGGGTTGTCTTTGTATGTCGTCTGAAAGAACTCGTGGTCGTCTCGTGTGAGAACGTGGTCGTATATCCAGTGGAACTCGTCGGAGGGGTTGAAGTCAATAAGTATTGTTCCCGTTGTCCTGAGCACAAGTTGCCTCCAATCTTCGAGCTCGAGTTCGTTGGCTTCGTTAACGAATAGTATCTCTCTTTTTCTACCTCTCACCTTTTGAGGTTGGTCGACGGAAATAAACTCAACCATGTTTCCAAAGAGGATGTACGTTGCTTCGCTTTTGTTGTGGAGGGCGGGGTTATAGATGTTCTCTCTCTCGAGTATCTCGAAAAAGTCCCGCATAACCGACGCACGTATGGCGGGAAAGGTCTTCCGAGCTATCGTTATCACTGAGCCGGAGTTCTCGTTTTGGTGGCATAACTCAATGAGAGTCGTAAGGATGGAGTACGTCTTGCCCGAACGGGTTCCCCCTTGGTGGACTTGTATTTTGGCTCGTGAGCTCTTGACGTGGTAATATGTCGACGCCTGTTTCACAAGCTATCCAAAAACTCGTCGTGAGAGTTGAACGAATACCATTGTCCCGCCTTTTGGTATTTCATGGCCTTGTAAAAGTAGACCACCCCTTTGATGAGGTAGTGACCCTTACTCTTCTCCTCGTATGCGATGCCTCTCTCGTCGAGGTAGGCGCGAAAGTCCTCCCGGCCTTGTTTGTTTTTGGCCTTCTCCCTTGCGCGTCTCTTTCTCCCTTTCCGTTGTGATCGTGTCACGACACCGAGGAATCGTCAGACACGAACCACGAAAGAGGCTTTTTCTCTGCGACCTCTATCTCTTGTCTCTCTACATAGCCTCGGGCCTTGCCTTTGGTTTTCAAAAAGAATATCGTAGCCGCCGGGTTGCCTTCCTGGATGAGCTTGTGGAGGTGATGTTCTGCAAAGTCGAGCACAACCTCCGGGAGGTTCTTACAAGCCTCCTTGTACACGGCGTCTTCTTTCAACCAATTGTAATGTGTTTGTCTCGAAATGCCCACCGTCTCACACGCCATCTTCACGACCCCGAGAGCTTTGGTCAACGCTTCGACCATCGCTTTCTTTTTTGGCTCGAGTTTGTCAAGTTCCGTCAAGGAATCATCTTGTCGCAATGCTTGCATGGCTTAGGTTCGTTTGATTGTTCGGATGCTTCTGAATCGAAAGGTATGTCGAGTCCCCAGTCTTGGAGCTCTTCGGCTTCCCACTCGTTGGCCAAGGTGTCCCAGTCCCATTCCCCGGCGGAGATATTGTCCTTAATCATAACCCGCTTTTGTTTCTCCTCGTCCCAGTCTACTACTACGCAGGGCACCGTCTCCCACCCCAATTCGACGCAGGCCCGAAGTCTTTGGTTGCCTGCTATAACCTCCCAATTTTTGTTGACTATGAGAGGTCGGGCCTCCATGAGCTCGGGGTCTTCCTGAATGGACCTTACGAGCTGGGCCATATTGTCCTTTCTTATAGCCCGGGGGTTACTCGGACTCGTCCTCAGCTTCTTGATCGCGGTACTGGTCGGCTGCATTGAGTACGTTTCGGAGGGTTTCTCGTATGTGGTAGTCATTGACGGCGAGGTTAAGGAGTATCTCCCAGCTCTCGACGTCTTTGTGGAAGACCCCAAAGGATGCGGTTTGATTCTGGACCCCAGAGGGGAGGATGACTTCGTCGGTCTTGGTCACCTTCATGGTGAAGACGAGGAAGTCGTCGCTCTCGTTGAGCATCCTTTTGACTTTGCGTAGGGTCATTCTGTACTTGATGTTTCTTTCCGCCTTTGTGGTGCGGATTCTGAATTAATGATGTGAAAATCCGTCAGGGTTTGCGCTAACTTTTGATATGGTTTGTCAAGGTACACCCTTACGTCTTGACGTCACATCTTGTGATGTCAGGCGTTCAGGAATTTGTGGTAGCGTTGGCGGTATCCCCTTTCGAGGTAGATAAGCTCGTTGCACCGCTTTACGGAATATACGCTTGTGGTATGGTTGGCGCGTTGTAGGGTCTTCGCGATTTCAGGGTAACTAAATCCACAGTCGCGGAGGTACTTGCTTACCATGTGGCGGGTGTCGGCTACTGGTCCCCTACGGTCTCGGGCGATGATCGTACCCCAATCGAGTCCCATAGCTTCGACACCTCTACGGCATCGCTCAAGGGCTACCCTCTTATCGTAGCTCTTGTCATGCAAAGAGCCTACATTAAGCCAGAGGCTGGCTGTCATTTTTTGGTCCATTGCTTGGCGCATACTGCTACTCTTTGGCGTTCGTTGGGGTATTCGTCTTTCATCGTGTCGTCCTCCATGCACCGGGTAATAAATTCGGTCATGGTTTCGAGGGGTTCAGGTTTGGGAATCGGCATTGTCTACAAGTGTTTGGAGTTCATTCAGGAGTTTTCGGTTGCACGAGGAGCACGAGCCTGCCTTCTTACCTGCTCCGAGGTATTTGTTGGCAAGCATCGTCAGTTCTCCCGTCGTGCGGTACTGGTTGTCGCGGGTAAGAAACTCACGGATCTGTTCGACGTCTTCGCTGGTGACGGTGGCCTCCCACTTACCCAGCGGGCAAGAGGCGGTTTTTAGTTTCGTTTTGGCGGGCATATAGCACCCGCAGAGAGGGGAGTCGGTGAACGCTTCCGTAACGAGGGGGCCGCAGCTCTTCGTCTTCTGGACGTAGTGCTCGCACCCTGCGCACGTGTTGAGGCGTTCAGCTCTTAGATGAGCGTTGACGAATAACATTCCGGAGTTTCTTTTTCGATTGTGATATGCTCTCGTAAAATACGGAGACTTTGATACCTGACTCTCGCGAGAGCTCGGCCATACTCCACCCGTCAAGATATAACTCTAGGACGGTTCTGTCAAACCATGAGAGGTGATTGGCCATAAGTAGGGCTTCCTCTTTCTTGATTGCTTCGGCGAGGTCGTAGTTGGAGACATGGGTGTACTCTGGGGCGTCGGTGATGTGGTAGAGCTTGCGGAAGGTCCCCGAAGAAAGGTTCCACATACTCGTGTGGATATATCCCGGCAGGTTGTCGAGGATATTCTTATTCTTCCTGAGGGCCTTGACGCATCCGAGGTAGGTATGGTGCAGGAGGTCGGTGTGGTCGCGGTGCAGCCTCCGAGCCACCTGTAAGAGGTCGGAGTAGTTTTCTACGAACCAGTCGTCAAAGACCTTTCGTGCTTCGCAGCTCATCGACTTTCCTCTTGTAGTGGTGGTAGAGTTTTTCTAGCTCGTCGCGTGTCCACTTGCGCGTCTGCTTCGATTCAATGTAGAGGAGCTGGGCGGTGCCCTCGCCGTACAATTCATCCAGTCGTTTGGAGAACTTGTACTGCTCTCCCGAGCGGAAGCCGTTGCACCTCTTGCATTGGAACTGGACATTGAGGATATTCCATCGCGTACTCATACAGGCCCGACTCATAAAGTGCCCCGCGTCTACCTCACCCCAGAAGCGGGAGGCTCCACAGGTGAAGCACTCACCCATCCCCCTGTGGTCCGCCGCCCTCAGGCGGATGAACTGGGAAAATACCGTGTCCACCTTCTTCACCATCGCCGACCGAGTTGGGGTACGGGATGTGTTCCCACCGCCCGTTTTTGACGGGGACGTGTTTAATGGCTTTCGCTTTTTCGAGTTCCTTGTTTTCCTCTGCACGACGTTTTTTGTAATTGGCGTATAGGCTCTCGAGTTGGTCGTTGGAGAGTCGTTCCGGAGCGTGTTTTTTGAGCTCCGACCAATTGCCCTCCCTTACCGCCGCCCGTTCGCCTTCGTACTGCTGAAATATATCGCAAAGCTCGGGAAGTTTCAAACGTTCAAAGCCCGGTCTATATTCGCCCGTTTTCAACCGGTGCATGATGATAACCCATTCCTCGAGCTTCATCGCGGGGAAGGTGTCTCGGAGGTGGTGTACCGCATCGAGGATGTCGCGGTCGGCTTTGATCGATTTATTGTAGTCGAGATATTGAAGGGTGTCCTTTAGTAGGATGATAAGTGCGGCCTCGGTTCGTGCGGGATTGATACGGAAGGCCGCGAGGACGTTGGTTCCCTCAGCCCAAGCCCTCGCCGGAGTTAGCCGCGAGCCGTCTAAGATGTTCTGCAATGAGGCTTCCGTCCGTTGTGTTAGTGCGTTCTCTTTCATTCTTTTGGTTTTTTAGTGGAAAAAGTCCTTGCCGGGAGTTGGCGATGCTTTGGTGGATGATTGCAATTGCGTTCGCCTCGTCCCCTTGTGCGTCGTTTTGCAATTTATGGAGGGCGGCTTGTTCTCCGCGCAAGGTCTACTTTTTTGTTCCTCGGTCTTTGCGTTCCGAGAGCCATACCTCCCAAGCCTTGGAAAACTCTTTTGAGTCCCAAGGAAACACCACCTCTTTTTTAAGTGTGTTTTCTTTTGTTCTTTCTCTTGTATTAGTATAGGTAACATTTGAGCAGTCTGCCTGCTCATTTTTTTCCTTCTGCCTAATCATTTTTTTCGGACTGCCCGAAAGATTCTTTCCTTCTGCCTGTAACAAAATGTTCCTCGTTCGTCCATCAAAAGACACCGAAACGAAACCGAGCGTCTCCAATTTTTTGATCGCTCGAGTTATGGTTGGGCGACTTATGCCGTACTCCTTTTCTATTGTCGTGTTGGCTTTGTGAAACGTCTTTCCATTGCCGGAAAAACTATCTATCTCAGCGAGGAGAGCTTTCTCGACTAATGTCAAACGCTTGTCCAACCAAACCGACGCGGGTATCCAAACCCCCTTAAATTCTCGTTCCATCTTCAAAGGTTTTTATGGCTCGAAATATCTGCAAAGCAACTTGAGGAACAATAGCGTTCCCGTAGGCTTTTATGCTTTCTCTTCGCCACTTTGAAAAGGTAATGCCGTCCAATACTCGGGGAATCCCATCATTTCCTCCACAAATAGGGGGGAAAGTTGGGAAGTTTTCCCAGGGGGTTTCCATACTCTCGCGACCTCGTCCGTAAGATTGAACTTGCCCCGATTCTTGGAAGCATTCCCCCTTTCTTCCTGGCACTTGGGCGTTGGCAATAGGTTGAACGCGGCCATTTGTTTCAAAGGAGTTTGTAGAGAATCCCCGTGTTTCTCTTTCGCTCTTTCCCATGCCTCCGGACTTCGACACGTGTTCCAATCGAAGGCGTTCGGTGTTGGAAGCATTCCAAAAACAATTTGACTCGTCAGGCTGTTGTACTTTGTGCCGTTCTTGTATCCGTTCTTCTCGGCTCGTGCCCTCATATCGTCGGGATGTTCGCACCGTTCCGTGGTTGTCGGAGTGAGCAACAAACCAGATTCGATCCCTTCGGTGGGGGCAAGAGCCGACACCTGCAGCTGGAAGTAAGAACGGTTGTACGGCGTACCCACAAGCTTCCAAGTCAGAACACACCTCCTCGAAGACCAACCCTCCATTCCAACCAACAAGGCCGCGAACGTTTTCGCCCACGACGTAGCGCGGGGCGCATTCTCGAATAACGCGCAGCATCTCTGGCCACAAGTGGCGCTCGTCCTCCTTTCCCTTTCGTTTTCCTGCGAGGGAGTAGGGTTGGCACGGGAACCCTCCGGTGATGATATCAATTCGTCCAGCGTAAGCTGTCGCCCGTAATTCTCTGATGTCTCCATATTGTTTGACGTTTGGGAAGTGGTGTTTTAAGACTTTGCGCGGGAACTCTTCCCACTCACAATTGAATACATTGGTCCAACCCATCCACTCGGCCGCCAGGTCAAACCCTCCTATACCGGAAAAAAGGGAGGCATGGTTCATACCTCCCCCTTTCTTATCGGTTCGAGCTCCTTTATCTCGTGCTCTCGGTATTCGACTTCGCCGTGGAGTTGTAGGTAAGTAATGTCGTTCTCTTCGACAATTTGTTCCGCGTGTTTGAGGATGCCCCGAGGGTTGTACCGAATCCAATTGCCAATCGTTTGTTCGGTGACTCCTAATTCCGCCGCGAGAGCCTTTTGGCTCCCGAAATGTTTCCGGATAAATTCTTTCATCTCTTTGAAATTTCGTCTATCATTTGCCAAAACTCGGTCGGGCTCGCGATGCTTTGGTGGTATTCGGGGTCTGCGGACATCGTACACTCCCACTTCTCGCCCGTCCACTTTCCTATCCCGTACACCCACTCTTCGCCCTTAGCCCACGCGCAAAGGTAGAAACCTCGACGCGTGGGGGTATCGTTCGTCCACATTAGACTTCGACTTCTTCTTTGATGATGGACCGAGACTTGAGGGCGATTCGTGCAAGGTTTAACACGATGTCGTCGTAATCATCTTGAAAAGGATTTCCGGCGCATTGCATCGCACAACCAACTGCCCAACTTGCGACAATTCCTTTTGTCGTGTCGTCGGATTTAGGCGCGACGGGTGCGAATTTGTGCCTCATCCGATCCGTTCCATATTCAGAGCGTGGGCGGTCCAACTTGAGGCGGGGGCCCCATTTCGTTTGTTGGTGGTCTTTAACCATAACCTCGTCGCCGACGTTCCATTTGTCCACGGTGAGGGCGTTCACTTCTCCGACCAATCCATTATCGAGGATACAATCGAATTTGTAAAACGTTTTTCCGTTGCTCTCGAATGAGCCTTGAGCCGTGAGGCTCTGAATTGTTGTTGTCTCTTCTGACATTTTTAGAGGATTGAATTTTGGTAAACATACTTCGCAACTTCGGTTTCACCACCCCATCGGTTTTTCACTTTGGTTGGGATGCTGACTATTGTGTGGCCGTCTTTCCTCAATGAATGGATGGTGACGGCGAGGCGGGTATTACCCAAATCCCTAATGGCTTCAAGGGATGTAATTGTCTTGTTCTCCTGCAAGTATTCCAGGAGGCGTGTTTTGTGTGTGGCATTTGCCATTTCTTAGGGTTTTTGTACGCTTATGCGCTGGTTATTGACTTTCTAAACTTGTCCCAAAGGATGTCGAACTCCCGTTTGAATTCGTCCGCATCGCGGGCCACCTCTTGACGTGTGAAGTTCGCGACCCATTCATTGAAATCTTTTGCGGGCTCATCCGGGTAAACGGTGTGTGAGATTTTGAGTTTGCTCATTTGCTTGCTTCGTTTAACATTTCGTCGGCGTGTTCTTTCATCTTGTCCACGATGTCGGCGATTAAAATAATGGAAGTCCAATCGTTCGGCTTGACTTCTCCGAGAAGGTCGGTCAAGGTCTTCGTGTTGTACGCAAGGGCGGTAAGGTGCCCGAGGATTTCGCCGCGTGTGATTCTTTCGTCGGCTTTGGTTCTTGTGTTTGTCATTTCTTAGGTTAATGATTCGGGGCAAATATGAAAACAATTTTTCACTTTCCAAATGCTCACCCAAATATTTTTTTCACTTTGACACAAAAAAAGAACCCCCCGACGTTTCGGAGGGCTCTACCTAAGAAAAAGATGAAACACTAACGCTCGAAGAAACTCAAGCATAAGGGGAGAACACCGACGAGGCATAAAGCCACGCCGGACCAAGTTAACCCGTATTCATGTATTTGCCAAAGAGCCTCAATAACAATTGCCCCTCCGATGGTTCTTTTTGCGCTCCACCGACGGAGGTTGCCTTTGGTCTTGAATATCTCGGTGAGGTTAAAGTTGCCGAGAAGGTCGAGCCACGGATTTACGTCGCTTCCCTGACTTGCCATACGTAATCGTCACGACGTTGAACAAGACGAGCCCACCACCCCCCGAGGCGTGGGGTAGAGAAATTCTTTTCCGTAGCCCAGCCCGCGAACCTATCGCCGAGCATCTTGTAAGAGCCGAGTCGTAGGTGGTGGACGGTGCGTTGTTCAAGTTTGAACTTTTGAGAGATGCGGTCAATAGTTACGGGAAGGTGCCATTTCTGATGATCGTGGCCTCTTAGGATAAAATCCGCATCGGGAAAATCCTTTTGGTCTATATCGGCTCCGAGGATGCCTTTGGACCTCTTCGCGCCTCCTCCGTACCCGTGGTGATAGTGTACATTGAAACGCCTTCTCGCGGCTCCGTTTCGGTGCGCTTGAACACAAAGCCAACCAGCATATCCCCCGACCTCTACGTGGCCTCCGTTTGCGTTTATGATTTGCGCCACCCTGTCAATGGGTGAGACCATCATACGTTTCTCGATGTTCGTCTCGTGGT